TTGAGTGAATGCTTCTTCCTTAATAACTTCTAATCTCTCTTTTTCTTTCTTGTCAAATAACCTAGCGGTGTATTCAAAATTTTCTTCAATAAATGCTGGCGTTTTATCTTCTAAGATTTTACGAAGATATTGAGCTTTTTTCTCAGGTAATGCTGAGGTTTTAGTCTCAATTAATAATGTCGTCTTAGTCTTAGTATATTGCTCTTTAAGAACAGCATTTTCTTTTTGTAGAGTGTCTAACTGCTTGGATAACTCATCAATTTGAGTTTTACCATCAACTACAGCTTCTTTAACTGATTCACTCATCAAAGATGCATCAACAGCTAACACCTTACGTAAATTAGTAAGAACTTCCATAGCTGTTCTGTTTTGTGTTGCTTCTAAAATTTGTTGCTGTGGTACAGCTTCATCTAAATACTCCTCAAGATAATCTGAAACAGATTCAATAAGAACGTTTTTGAAATCTTTAGCAGATGAATGTAATTCCTTTTCATACTTATTAACTACTTGAGTTAATTTCTTGGAATTGTCTCTATCAACTGATTCAACTACGCGTTCTAGTTTAGCTGTATGGTCTTTATCAATAGCAGAAACTAACTCTTGTAGTTTCTCTGAGTATAACTCATCCTGTTCGGTGAGTGCAGCCTCAACTGCTAGTGATAACTTATCTTTAATAGCGCTCTCAACAGATGTAATTGACTCTTCAGTCAAAACTTCTTTTACGCCGTCCGGGAGTATTGATTTATTAGTCATGTTTAAAAAGTGGTTTTTCTGTCGCACTATTAATTCTATCCGTTAATTTAGTCTCAACAGCGCTCTTTAAATATTTATGTGCATTAGCATAATTTTTATCAGAAATAGCCGATATAAACTGTGTTAATTTAGCATTAACCGGTATATCCGTCCTTTCGCTTTCTGCTGTCTCAAGATTATTAGATTCCGACATATAAATTATATTTATGCCTTATATACTATTAATAAACGATAAAAATCGCTCTCTTAGATATTCATCTACATTCTTCTTAGGTAAATTTGATACACTCTCTTCAAACTGATCGTAAATTTCTTCATACTTACCATCATCAGCCAATACCCATTGCTTAGATTCTAAAATACCATTAACGAAAGCAGATGAATAGGAAGGATCTGCTACACAATCAACAGCAACTAACTTTAAATTGTTAACTTGATTATACTCTGCCTTCTCTTCTAAAGTGCCTAATGCTCTAGAAGACATACCAACCTTAACACCATCATTAATAAGAGATCTTACTATTTGACCACACGGTGTAGTTAATACTTTTGACTTACCGTAAAAAACATTACCGTCTTGTTTAAGTTCTGTAACAACATGGCACGCGCGTTCTAAATCTACGTCTGCAGAAGATGGGTGATTTAACTCCCCCATCGCTCTACCAGGTTTAACCATCTCTTCATTATACCTTCCAACTTCACGCTCGAGCTCATCTAATGGGTAATATCGATTATTACGATTAACCCCCTCTGCCATCATATAAGGTCCCTTGATATAGAGATTAGATGGTGAATTTATGTTTTTAGTTTCTTCCTCAATAATTTCAAACTGATCTGCAATATCAGGATTTTCTACAACTAAATTAAGTTTTAGAGACATATGTATTATTTATACCGGTTTATTAAATTATCGCGGTTATTATGGTATTATAATAGATTAACGCTGTGGTAAGCTACTAAAGAATGCTGTTCTATAATATAACATACCAGCACTAGCAGCTGTTTTCGCACTTACTAATTCGGTATTAGTTATACCTCTAATAGTTACCGTATCATTATCATCTAATGATAACCTCTCACCATCTGCTATATAATTATTATCGTAAATAAAACAAATCTGCCCCGTTTTGTTAAAAATAGTAACTTCAGAGCAAACCTGAGAAGATAATTTTGCGAAGGCGGAATTCCCTACTGGTTGATTAAACGATCTACACTCATTAATATTAAAGTAAGTTGATCCGGTATTACTGGTAAATGGTACAGGCATAATATTATTTATTTAGCTAAGGTCTTTTTCTGTTAAAATTATAAATTCACAACCGTTTTTCTGGCTATATTTACGTGCAGCTTCCCATTTAGCCATATTAATTATATATGATTTTTGTTCATATATAAGATGTGATTTCTTTTTATATTTTGTTGTAGGTCTTTTTGTCTGTTTATAAGGTTTTATTTCAATTAGATATTTTTTAATTTGATCATCTTCTCTAATAACAACATAGTTGTCAACATAATATTTATGAATACGATTATCTAGAGGACTATAATACGGTACTATAATATTTTCACTACCCCACTTTATTACCTTTTCATTTAGATCACAAAACCTAAAAAATTTAAGCTCTAACCCTGATCTAAAGATAGCTTTTGAACCAATAAATTTGTCTGAGTTTTTAGGAGTAAAAACTCCTTGTCTCCATCTTGGCATATTAACCTACAAAGAACTCAATTGGATTTGCATCACCAAAGCCAGCTGCCGCGCCTTCTAGTAATTTCTGCTCCAGGCTCTCTTTTTTAGTTAATCCTTCACTAACAAGATCGTAATTTAAAGAACCACCGCCTAATAAACTAACATTGGAAAATTTACCTCTAACTCTACCAATTGTTATCATAGATAATGCTAGCACATACTCATATACCCACTGCTCTTTGATTACATCTCTAATAGGTCTTTCAACATAACTTGAGACAACACCATAAAATCTACTATTCTTACTTGGTTGAGGATATATTTGTAAATATTGGCTACGTGGATCAAATTTAAGATCCCGTCTAATAGCTAAAACCTTTTCTCTCATATCTAAAAACTCCTTAAGTGTATACCATGAAACTAGATCAAACCCATAATTACCCATAGCGTAGCTAAAGTACGTTTGCTGCGCTAATGTTTGCTCTAATGTAAATAATGTATTAATACCGGTAGTTGAACCTTCTTCAAAGTCAGTAACATCAACTACTTTTCTATAATCCATTATATCATAGTCAAATACGTTTTGATACGTGGTAGCTTCCGATACCGAACCTTCAAATGTTAATGTCTTTCTTTTATTTTGCTTAAATGCTGTAGTTAGTGAGGAATCAAATGAAGTTATGGTATCATAAAGCGTGCCGTCAAATAATTCAAACTGATCTATACCAGCGCTAAGAGTTGTTGATAAGCTTATTGAACTTGTAAATCGTGTACCTACTATACTAGACGTTGCAACAAAAACAGTCTTAGGTGTTTCACCGTAGTATTGCGCGCCAGGTCCTAAATTATTAGTACCAGCAACTTCTTGCGTTGGCGTTAAGTTAGTATTTGATAAAGTATAAAGTAGATCTATTCTAATACCTTTTTGTTGTTCATATAAATTTGAATCAAAGATTAGAAACTCTTGAGTAAAACCAGCAAATTTTGTAAAATACTCTACAGCGATTTGTATATTTTCACGTAACTGATCCGTATGAATCTCTAACGACACTAACGGATACCCTAGTGCTCTCTTAACTCTATCACCCAACCTATCATAAGTTTCAATCTTATTGTTAAGATTTGTTGATAAAAAAGCAGATAATGGCGTTATTTCACAAGCAGATGACATGCATATATTTATGCATATTTATTATAAAACACGTGAATTAATCTTACTCTATAGGCTCTTCAGCTGGTGTTGTATCCGTAACATCTACATCAACGTCAACATCAGCTCCACCTTCACCAGCTGGACCACCACCAAAATCAGGTATACCACCTATATCACCACCTTCAGCGCCTCCTGCTACATCTAAATTACTAGCTGCTAACTGTTCTTTCCAAGCAGGACCAGCATTTTGAATCTGGCTTAGCTCCCATTGCATTTCAGCATCTTTCCTAAGAAACTCTCTATTAGCAAGAATGTCTCTATCTTTCCACCCAAGGTATTTTTTCTGAGCAAATGTAGCACTTACAAATTCATTAGACGCTATATTATTATAGTTTTGTGATTTGAGCTCTAGTCTTTGACTTTCTCTAAGTTCGAAGAAATTAGTAGGTACGTTAAATAAAACATCAAAATTAGTTTCGGTTAGATCATACTTATCCCACCTACCAGTTAATTTTAAATGTGTTATAAAACCTTTCTTAATACCAGTAGCAAATCGTTGTTGCTGCCTAATAACAAATTTAGCAAACTTCAACTCATCACGTAAAATAGTGCCGGTATCTACTACTTTATCCTCTGGATCTATTCTTGTAATTGGCACTTTTAACGCTTTGTAAAGTTTCTTAACAAAATACATTAGATCCGCTAATTCACCTAAATTAGCACCACCGGGTAATTGAGTTACTGATGTACCGTCTGAACCTTGTCTTTTTGCAAACCAAAATGCATCAAGCATTGATTGAGGGTTAAACTTTTTAACCACATCACTCTGATCCATATCAAACGTCTTTCTAGACCAGTAATTTTGAATAAGCTTTCTGAGATAAGCTTCAGCTTTAGGTGGCGCCATATTACCTACATCGACGTTAAATACTAGTCTTTCTGGAGCGCGGACTAGTCTATAAATTACAATAGCGTCTTCAATTAATGATAACTGCCGGAAGGGTCGTCTCGCATTTTCTAAAAACGGTACAACAAAGTCTTTAGTTTCATTATAGACACCAGAATTGATATAAACGATTTGATTAGCTTCCATTGGAACATAATCATATTTTTCTACCTTATTAGGTTCCTGCTCGCTGAAAATAGGTTTTTTATATATATACCCCTTGACAAGCATATTTTGTATATTATTATATACAGGGTCGATAAGTTCGGTAGGTAAATTAATCGATCCTAAAACCCCCTCATGTGTGTATTGATCATGCAGAATAAGCTCAAAAAATACTTCACCTTCCACTAGAAGTTGTCTAAAATATTGCCAGCCTTTATGCTTAAGATCAAATAAATCTACAAATTTATAAAATTCATCTTCAATATCCTTTTTATCTATTACCTTAAGATCTATGTTATCGAAATGAATTTTTGTAACCTGTCCTGTATCATCCTCGTTAATAGCCTCATCACATATATCATCTAGAGCGTCAGCAACTTCTGAGTAAGCAGCCATTATTCTATAATCACGAACACGACCAGGCTTATTCTCATTAACACTAGCATACATTACATCTGAGAATGTTGTATCCTTACCAAATTCACCTATAGCTACATTATTATAACTATTAGAAGATGATACTGACGTTCTAGCTAATGCTTCGGCGCGCCTTGTACCGGTTTTGTGGAAATATTTATACTTAGGATTTAAACTATCATTCTCCCCGTCAACTGTACTGGTATACGGTAGCCTATTTTGTATGTATTGTACTAGGCTTCTACCAAATGTAGAGGATTTGCCATCGTTACTTACATATGAACGATTTTGATTAGGGGATGTATCTGCCATTGTATATTATAGTTATTTATTCTGCGGTGAAGTAGAAACCACTGATACTATTAGACGATCCCCAACCTGCTGGATTTTTCACGATGATATCAAAATCACCGGAACCAGATAAGTAAGGTATATTAATTGTCAATACTTCATCGCTTAGTATTTTATAGTTGCTTGGATCCACAATAAACCCAGATACTTTACCAGTATATGTTGTATCTATTGCGGTAAAATTATTTGTTAAGGTAGTGTTATTACCACTTAGTAGTATAACTTCTGTTCTATTAAAATTAGTACCTAATAAATTATAATTATAAACATCAAACGCAGACATTTTCTTATTAAGAGTTATAGGGTTATAAGCCTCTATAATTGAACCTGTTGATGCGTGATATATATTAGTAATACTAGGTATAGCTGATAACGTAATTGTTTCTACGTTAGCTACAGTAGAAAGACTATCAAAGAAGTTATCATAATCTAATGTTGTTAGTGCTTGAGTAAAATTAAAGTTTTTACGCGTATCGATAAAGTTCTGCTCAATAAAATAAATTGGTGTCCCACCAGTATTTTTATCTCTAAATAACCAACCTTTAATTGTAAAGCTAGTATCTGCTACAACTCTAAATTTATCATTAGGTGATAAATCTGTAGGCTGGTTAAGAGATATATTTTTACTCCAATCTACTTCAGTTCTAATTTCTATTGTATCACCAGTTTCTGTTGGTTCTTTCCACGCTATTACAATATAAGGGTTTGTATATGGAGCAAAGTTTGAAATAATCTGCTCCATATCCTGCATATATCGAGCTATAATTGAAAAATTTACTTCTAAGTTTACCGGAACAGGCATCCTCAGATTCGAGCTATTTGTTTCGCTAGTAAAATTATATATATCATTAATTTTATTAAAAACTCTATCACTATCATAGGATATTGACGTTAGGTCAATAGCAACAACTGGTAATGTTAAGTTTTGTGCTTTGTTAACAATATCATATAATATTCGCTGCTTAGGTGCTAGTACATACCTAACCTCAACATTTTGTTTTGCATTACCATTTTTATCATACCGCTTGATTACAGTATCATCAAAGGCAGCTACAAATTGAGTGAGGAGATCTTTAATCTCAAAATTATAAGTATATTTCTTGATACATATATTTATTACAGAAATCTATCAACGAAGTAATTTGGTAATTTATGTTTATTATTGATAATATTTTCAGTAATAGCACCATCTAAAATATAGGTAATACAATAATCCTTTTTAGATCTAATACCTCTACCACACGCTTGAATTAACGTACATAGCATTTTGTTCTGGTACCAGTTAAAATTATCTTTCATTAATCTTTCTATTCTAACATCTTTAGTAGGTAAAAAAGGTGCCTTAACGATAATTTGAAACCTTGCTAAACTATCTTTTAGATCTACACCAAAAGTCATTGACGGTGATATAAGAATAGTAGGGTCTTCAGACATTAAATGATCCTCTAAGATATCTTCATTTCTTACTCCAGGCTCTCTAACTAAAAATCTACTAGTTGTAAATTCATTACCAATACTTCTTGTAATAGTGTTATTATGTGTATGTATAATACCTTTATCGTTCTTATGGTAATTACATATCTCTTTAATCTGCTTAATAACCTTAGGTAAATTATTCTTAAGATTGTAGTAATTTAGCTTAAATTTAGTATTACATACAATCGGAGCATTTTTCGGATCAAACGTTGACTCAGCTTCAACATACTTAAATTTATCTATACCTAACGACTTACAAAAGTTAGTAGGATCAATAATAGTAGCTGACATTAATATAACTTTATCTGCATAATCAAACAATCTATGAGATAATTTATCTACCTTTAAAGGCATAAACGTAATACCATATTGATCCTTACTAAATACGTATTCTGACTCACTCCATGAATCTATAACTAGCGCAATCTTACTGTGTATGTTTTGTAGCTTAATAATATTACTTTTAAGATCTATTAAAACTCTTTTATTAGATGTACCTTTCTTAGCTACTAATATTTCTTTAAGAAGATTAATTTTATCACTAATATTATCTAGTAGTATATTTAACCATTTATGACCATCCGTTCTACTAGTATATGGTCTATAATCGATATCAGAGTTAACTAAAGTCTTGTATTCTATCTTACATGTAAATTCTCTCACTAGCTGATCTTCAAGTTCAGATGCTTCATCACATATCAAATACTTTCTCTTTTTAAGGTGATCAGGTAACGAAAAAAACATACTATAATTAAGGGTATTAAATTTAGCAGTAAGGGTAGCATTACGCTGCTCATAATACGAACAACAGTTTTTAGCCCAACACTCTTCTTTTATTCTAGGTAGATGTAAACATGGCGCTACATCCACTGCAAAGTTAGGATCAATAGCACATTGATAGTTAGATTTACCCTTTAATACCTCTACATCATTAAAAAGCTCTTTATACTGATCTTGTAGAGCTTTAGTTATTGTTAACGCAGAACAACCAAACGCAGGTTCTTCATCACAGTCATCAGCACTTGCATACCCACCACCATGCATCTGTTTAAATGCTACATATGATGTAACTATATCTCTAAAATTTTCCGTGCAATCATTAGCAGCATTACCTACTGTTTTTGATAAGAATGATTTACCGGAACCAGTCGGTGCATTACAAATAACAAATTTATGATCTGCACTAAACGCTTCATCTATACTTTTAATAAGCTTAACCTGCTGAGAGTTAGGATTATAACCTGCAGGAAAATTAGATAATAAGTTAGATATCACATATACATTATAGTCAAACTTCTGCAGAAGTCAATATATAAACAAAACTATTATATATTTTTGATGTACGTGATAAGTCTAAAAATTTTGACTGTAGTATTAAATCATTATCTTGTAAAAAGGAGCTTAATCTATAATTAAAAACAGTCATATTATCTCTCTTTTCAACTTTAAACGGGTAAGGCATTTCATACATTTTAAGATTACCGTCTATCTCAATCATAAATCTAATATAATGTTGCTTAATTTGAAAAATCTTAAATTTACCCTTCTTAAGAACCTTCTTGTCAGTCTTTATTACTATATTTGATAGTAAAAAAGGCTTTACATGATCTGCAACATTTTCTAGACAATTATTCATGTATTCATAAAGTTTACTTTTTGTTCAGCTGACATAGGATATATATTATCGTTAAAATATGTCCAAAAATCATCAGTAGCAGGTATCTCTTCGATCAAATCACATTGCGCCATATTTATGCATCTATAATCCTGCATTATAATATCCCATGCGTTAATAATATTATCTGCCGCTTCATTAATACGCGGTGGTCCAGATGGTGGTCTATAGTTAAGAGTAATTCTACCGTTTGTAGAATTTAATAAACTATAAGACTTAGTACATAACATCCGGCGTGTTGGTGGATATCCAGGTTTAGGTAACCGACGCACAAACCGAATATCACAAACGTTAGATAGTAATATACTATCCAGCGTTGTCCTCTGTACTATCATTTTTTAGCTTACAAATACCAAATAATCTATCCTCATTTAAAAATATACCTTTTTTAACTTTACCAACTCCCGCTACATCGATATTTGAAACTGTAACACCGAGGTTATTAGGGAATATAACAATATCACCAACCGATGTATCTTTAGCTTTAGGGCCAGTTAACAATACCTTAGCTTTTCGCCAAGCTCGTGGTACTGCATTTGTTGGTATAACAATACCATTTCTCTCAATTTCACCTTCATCTGTCTCATCAATATATTCTACTAATAGAATATCATCGAAAATAAATGATAGCTCAAAATCATCTGTAAGACCCATATCACCATTACTATTAGGTGATAAATCAATAAGGTGCTTCTCTGGTGTTAATTTATTAATATCAGCCGGCATATATATTATATATACCCTAACTGGATAATATCAAGACACTATATCTAGATATTGTTTTAACTCTCTAACAGAAATTTCTTTATTTTTAGCGATCAATGCTAATTCATCACTCTCTTCTACATCAACCTTTTTCTTTTTTTTGATATACTGTATTTTCTTAAACTTAAGTCTCGGTATTAGATAGTAATATAGTTTATAAGTTTCTTGCTTATCATCAAATAGGGAATGAAATTTATTGAAAGTTTCATTAGTAAAATTTACTGTATCTTTACTATAAAAAGATAACCATCTATTAAACAGAAACGGTACAAAGCTTTGCTCACCCTCTAAGTCTAAAACTCCTGCGTGAGTTTTCTTAGAGAAGAATAATTTGTTTTGAGTTTGAAAGAAATTCATTACCAGTGTCTAATAACATTTGCAATAATAAAGCCATTACATACTATCGCTTGTATTATAATAAATGTTCGTATTAAGGCAACAGTATCAGCTTCCGTTCTATCACCTGACTTTTCACCTAAAGCTTTAGCCCACAATCTCCACATTTTACACTAAGATTTTTGTAGTTGCTACAAACTGATCAGCCACTTCTGCATTAAAGTAGTTAATTACTGCAACCATAAATGACTCAACTTGATCTTCAGATAAATTTGACGAATAAGCAAAACCAGGCGCTTTACTACCAGCTATAACATTAATACCTGTATGACCGAGAGTTACATTCTCTTTACTATAAGTAATTGAAACGCTAACTTTACCTTCATCACGTACTTTATCATCTGAGCCAATAAACTTATCCTGCACCATTAAGTCATCTCCATCTACTGAAATAGGTTTTGAAATCATACTTGATAGAATATTTGCTATAGCAGTATTAAACAATCTCTGAAACGATACAGCGCCAAACGGGCATAGACTAGGAATCTCCCAACAAAAGTTAATTGCATCTTGACTATGAATATAGTCATTGCTTAATGTATCTTCTAAGTCGATTAGCGCATCTTTAACATACATCGGAGCTCTAAAAGCTACAATATTACCGTAAGGTGAAACCTGCTTACGAAATTGCTCGTAAGCAAATCTCGTATGAATAAAATTACCATCATAAACACCCTGCTTAATAATCATATATCAATTATATATTAACTTGAGAATTAATCCACTTAAATGTAGAAGCGACACCATCTTTAAGAGATTGAGTAGGTTCCCAGTTCATTTTTTCTCTATATAATCTATTATCAGAATTACGTCCTCTAACACCTTCAGGGCATTTAAATCCATATTTGTCTATAAAATCATTACCTGCAAGATTTTCTATCTTATTATTTTTACCCGCAGCATCTAATGCTAATTGAGCAAGATCATTAATAGAGACCATTTCATCTGAACCAATATTAACCGGCCCGTAAAAATCATCTTGTCTCATAAAACGTATTACAGCTTCTATACAATCATCAATATAGAGAAATGATCGAGTTTGTAGACCATCACCCCAAACCTCAAGCTCTTCACCTTTGGCTATTTCAGCTGCTTTACGACACATAGCAGCTGGCGCCTTCTCTTTACCACCATCCCAAGTACCTAGTGGTCCAAAAATATTATGAAAGCGAGCAACTCTCACATTTAAATTATAATTTCTATTATAGGCAAAATATAATCGCTCGCTAAATAATTTTTCCCAACCATATTCACTATCCGGCTTAGCCGGGTATGCAGATGATTCTTCACAATTTGGATTATTTGGATCTAATTGATTATGCTCTGGATACATGCACGCGCTTGAAGAGTAAAATACTCTATTAGCTTTAAATTTTACAGCAGCTTCAGCTACATTGAGATTAATCATAGCAGAATTATGCATAACATTTGCATCATTATCACCAGTAAATATATAACCAGCACCACCCATATCTGCAGCTAGCTGATAAACTTCATCAAACCCTGAAATATTTGAAGTTAGCTGATTAGGTGCGACAAACACACTATTCACTAGAGATGTATCTTTTAAATCACCTTTAATAAAGTCATCAGCATTTGACTTCTGTTGGAATTCCGGATATTTTAAATCTACACCTCTTACCCAATAACCATCTTTTTTGAGTCTGTTGACTAGATGATTGCCAATAAACCCTCCTGCACCAAGAACTAAAGCTTTTTTCATAAAGATAATATATAGGCTATTCTATATATTTCAATTATTTTTATATATAAATTTAACGTTTATTGTTCTAATATTTTTATATCTTTCTTAGTTAATACGTAAGAACCTAGCTTAGTTACTGAATGACTGGCAAATTTATTTGCAGTATGTATAGCTGTTCGTATACTTTTATATTTTGAGTAAGAATATACCAATGCAGCTAAAAAAACATCACCCGCGCCGCACACGTCATAGACTTCTACTTGCTTAGTTTTATATATTTGATCTTTATATATAGCTCCCTTACCACCGTGTGTTACTATCAGCTCACAACTAGGGCTTATATAATCTAAACGCTCATGTTCTATATTATTAATTTTAATAAAACAGTTACTGAAACAGCTCAAATCTTTCTTTTTCGTATCAACAAAAATTGGTATGTTTTTATATAAGTTACATATATTTTTTGCTACAGAAGAAGTAATAAAGCCTTTATTATAATCGCTTATAACAACAATATCACACTTAGTAGGTAAGTTAGTTATATCTAGAGGTGAAATATTATCTTCACCTACATCATACCTTATCAATTGCTGTCTATATGTTAAGTCTATAAGTCTATGCTTTTCTATTTTTTCTTTGTTTTTAAGATGGAGAACATCCATACCTAAATTTTTAAGATTCGCATAAACATTAGAGCTCATACCAGATTTTACTTCATAATATTGCTCGTCTAAAATAGGTACAGGCGCTTCAGGATTTATACGCTTACATTTACCGTAGTGATATATATCTCTACAACTATCACCCACTAATAATATTTTCACAGATATATTAATTATTAACAGTATACTTAGCCATCACGCTACGCTCTTTTGTTGATGCTACTAAAATATAATTGCTTCTATCAGGATGAATATATTCCATCCTAAAATTATAGTTAGGATTAATTTCCTTTATTTTTCCAATTAAATCATTAACAGAGTTATTAAAATATAAAGGAATGTCATCAATTATAATAGTGCTATTTCGATCTTTAAATAATGTCTTAATTAAGTCTAGCTCCTCGAATGTTGGGACACCACCACCTTCATCATGTGCATCAAGCCAAAATGTAGCATCTGTATTAATAGTTGGCAACAAACTACTAAAAAACTTTAAAGAATCAGTATTATCAATTCGTAAAGTCTTACATTGTTTAGCTAGCTTTTTCAAGCAATGATCCACTCTTTCTTTATTTATATCACATGAATAGAGATGCTCATAACCACCATTTATTGAATGGGTAAGGCTACCTCCGAAATGGCACCCTGTCTCGATAAAAGTTTTACTATTCGATAAATATGAGCTAAATATGCTAAACGCATTTTGATTTACTTTATCTAAAGTTTCTTTATACTCTGCAGTTATCATACTTATATTATAGGCTCTACCCATTGATCTTCAACTATATTATAATCACCATGTGTACTATATAGCTCTGGGTTTGCGGCTGGGTAAACTTCAGACCAATCTGGATTAAGATTATTTTGATTTAAATATTTATCTTGAATTAAAATTAAATCATCTAGGTGTATATGTACAGCTGTATAGCCAAATTTTTCACCGAGCTTTTTTAAGGCAAGGGGACTAGCCCCGTACCATCTATCACCTCTCCATATAAAGTTTGAATCGTATTTTTGAACCTTGAGAACATCAGGAGGAAATCTCACACACGATTCAATCATAATTACACGCGGATTATAATTTTTAAGTATTTCTAACAAGAGCCAAAAATCGTTACCATCTATATCAATAGATAAAAAATCAAAATTTATCGGTACATTATATTTACTAAAAACATTACATATATTGTCTTTAGTTAGTTTCTCGTTGTATAAATTTATAGATGGGTTATGGGAACCAGTTATAGAATCATCTCCCTCTAGCAATAACCCCTGCCATTGTTGAGCAGTTCTAAGATAATACGTATTACTAGATATAACACCATCAACAGCACCGAATTCAACAAAAAATCTATTCGTTGTTCCTATATTTTTAAATATATAGTCAATATAAGAGTCTTGACCTTTTTGAGATGTACCTAAAATTTTAGGTACAACACTTTTCAAATCTAATAATTGAGGATCATTAACATAATGCCATAATTTACTAAAAAGATGACTTACGTTATTAAAGTTAGGAGTATCAAATCTACTATAACAAAATAATTTATCTGTTATATCTAAAGTCTCTAGAATAAACAATATGCTAGTATCTACTGTATGAATTTCTGCTGCTTTCTCAAAAACTTTACACCAATCAAATAAAGTAAATCCCGGTATATTTCTTACCTCAACTACATTATCAAGCTTTTCGATATTTATATGCTTACATGCTTGAGGTGGTGATGTAAAAAATCTATTAACTAATGTAAAGTTATCCGGGAGATCTAATAATTTAAATAATTCATCTTCTCTATTTTTCTGTCTATTAAATTTTAAATAGTCTGACCAGTCACTATACTCTAAACCAATAGATTTATATTTAGCATCCATCATACACATACCCGGATAGTATGTATCTGCAGATTGTAAAGGTAAAAATACATTATCAGATGTATTTTTATATTCCCGGGAATTATATATAGACTTAAAAGGGAAATCATCATCAATTGAACAGAAATTAATATTTTCAATATAATCGCTCAACCATTGATATTCATTATCAACTGGCCACCAAACTTCATAACCATCTTGTATAAGTTTTGTAGATATCTTTTGACAGAATAAAATATCACCTAAACCTGCCGGCTGTCTTATTAAACATTTTTTCATTACCCTAAGCTTTTTCGCTCAACCACCATCACCGGTCTTGTAGATTTTTTTGCATAATTGTATGCATTCATAACTTCACAAGGTGTTTTAGGGTCAATAACTGGAAATGTAACCAGTTCTCTAAATGTGTCGGTAAAATCTTGAGAGTGTGTCGGTCCTGAATAGAATGGGCCCCCATCAGCAACTACTGTTCGGAGCGTTATTGGTGTTTTATATTCCCCATGTGATATACGTTCTATATAATTCATATGATTGCCTATAGCGTCTGCTGCAACGAGCATAAAATCATGCCGCTCATAATAAACGACAGGCTTAAATCCTTCAAATGACATACCTATTGCTAAACCGGCCATTAAATTTTCCGCTACAGGTGTTTCTAGTTTTTGATCATCTGGTATAGATTCAAGATCACCCATAGCGTTCCCGTATAATACATTATAACCAATAAATATAGTATTTTTATCCGAACCCAGACTATTCATACTTGTTTTTACTGCGTCTTTATAGTTACCTTCAAAAACTTCTTCAAGAGGTTCAATAACTTCTGCTTTTAACGGTGGAAAGTATTCATCATCTGTGAGTTTAACTGCTTTCGAAAGATCAATTATACCCGGTGTCCGCGCATGCGGATATTTTGGTTCATATAAATATCGCTGTACACAGTCTGGGTGATTTGGCTCTAGAGCTTTTCCCCACCTATCATCTGAAGGTGTATCAACTGATCTTCGATTATCTTCAATTATAAAATTGCATGGTAAATCCCACCCATCAACATACCTGGCTGCTTCATGCAAGTGACCAGAATCTTCATTACCATCACCTAGAAAGCACCAAACACGTTGTTTAGATTTTTTACGTTTTAAGGCCCAAGCAATACCAGCAGCTATAGCTGGTAGTCCACCTATAATAGCTGATGTAAAGAAATTTCTTTCTCGATCATATATAAACATACTACGTCCGTTAAGAATACGGTCTCTTACTACATCCTGCGGTATACCGTGCAAAATAGCGTGATAATGATTTCGATGGTTAGAAAGAACATAGTCACCAGGCTTAATATCTTTAAATATTTTAATTAACTCTTTCTCATTACCACCTGATAAGTGGAATAGAAAGGGCAATTTATTTTTAAAATAAAGATCTACTATACTATCTTCAAAATTAATTAGGTCCTTTTCTGTAAGTTGTGTGCTCATAAGTCTATCATTATTCTACCTGCTTGACTATTCCGGATCAAATCTAAGGCTTCGTTAATATTATGTAATGAGGTTCTATGAGTTATCAATGTATTTACTTCTAAAATTTTAGCTTCAGCTAATTTTACGTATCGTGGTATATCCTCGTGAGGTTTAGTCCTACCGCCTTGTGTAGCTCTAATTAACTTACCTTTACCGAAAAACATATCTACCGCGTTAGGTATTCGTAAGGTTTCATTAGGAGGTAAATGCCCGACCATAATATATCTACCTTCATTAGATAATAACGCTATAGCTTCAGCTATTAGATCAGCTGATCCTACAGTATCTACTATAATATCAACACTCGATAATACATCCTTAAATTTAGTTTCCTTTAAATTTATAAAATGTGTAGCGCCAAGCTTTTTAGCAATCTCCCGCTTATTATTATTAATATCAACAGCATATATAGGATAACAGCTATTCATTTTAGCGCCTTGAATTAAATTCAGTCCTACTCCACCGCACCCCAATACCATAAAACTCTCACCATACTTTACATTACATTCATTATTAACAACACCTAAACCGGTTGTAAGACCGCATCCTAACAAAGCACATAAATCCGGATCCGTATTACTCGGAACTGGAGTTAGCCTATTCTCAGAAATAATAGCATACTCTGCAAACGTAGTTATTTTACCACCACCAATACGTGTTGAACCGCTCTTATATGTAGGGAAAGGCGCTTCAATACCTTCACCAACCATCCAATGAGCGACAACACTATCACCCACC